ACGACCGTGTATTTAGTAGCGACGGCGGGTTTTACCACGAGCACATGCGCCGCATGGGGCCAGATGAGAATAAGGAGAATAGTTTAGATGGACGCCGTAGATTTACAACAATACTTCCCTGACTATGCGGTAGTAACAATGCGCAAGGCGACAGGCAGCATAAGCACACGATACACTTTTCAGAAATCGCCTTCCGGGGTAGACAACCTGTATTACGCTTACCAAAACCTGAATAAATCAGGTTTGCCTTATATGTGGGCGAAGGATTACTGGAAGAACAATACCTGGTGTAGAGCAACGTACGGTGTGTTGTTCATGGGCGATGACGGTAGCATTACAGAGACAGGAGACTGGACTGTAAGCAATACCGCTTGCACACCCGACACAATGCTCGGATACAGGAAGTCTGATGGTTCCAACACGGGACTGGTGTGGTCATCCATCGGCGGACTGTCGAATATCCCTGAAATCCGGGAAATGGACGTGGTTCGCCAGAATACTCCCGGCGCGGCTATTACGAATTCGGGTAGCAAGGCTTTCAGCAAGACCGGTTTGGTAGAACACCTTGAATCGTACACGGTGCCCTATGGCCGCAACGCATCCGGCGTTTGGGGTGTGGGGAGCGGTAGGACATATTACGACGTGATACGGATCGTCATGTACCACGGCACTAAAAATGCCGTTCCCTCACCCGTCAGGTGCAACGGGCCTATATCGGCCAGCGGGCCGTATTACCAGAGTTACAAGGACTACAGTTCGTACGCGATCGAATTGTATCTGGCGAAAGGGGTAGGGGTAATCCAGGAGAACACGCCGTTTATCGAGGATGCGAGCTACTGGGGTATGTCCAATTGCAACGGCGACATATTCAATAACCCCGGGTCTTGGGTTACTTACATAGACCCACAACCCTGATGCCCACACCGCGGTTACCTGATTCGGATCTGATACACGCTTTAAACCTGGTGGAAGAGTACGGTAGCGAGCACCTGGCAGAAAAAGCCGGGTGCGGCATACCCAGCGCAACGCTTCGACATCGCGCGCATAAAGCCCGGTTAGCCGGGCTTAAACCTACCTTCCGCAAAGAAGCCCCGCGCATACACACCCGCGAACGCCTGGGCAAAATGCACATAGTCATACCCGACGGACAGGTGAAGGACGGAGTGAACACCGATCATTGGGAATGGATCGGCAACTACATCGCGGAGAAGAAACCCGACAACATTATCAATATCGGCGACTTTTGGGATATGCCCAGCCTGTCCAGTTACGACAAGGGCAAGTTACCGTTTGAAGGGCGCCGGTACGTGAAGGACATCAAGGCCGGTCGCGATGCAATGGAACGGCTATTGAAGCCTATCGACGACTACAACCGGACGGCGGCTAGGGGACAGCGGTATGAACCGCAGATGGATTTTACCGAAGGTAACCACGAACACCGCATTACGCGAGCAGTAGACAACAATCCTGAATTCCACGGAAAGCTTGATACCCTGGATTTGGGGATAGAGGAATACGGGTGGACATTCCACCCGTTTCTTAAAGTCATAAAGCGGGACGGAATCGACTACGCGCATTACTTCATCTCCGGGGTTATGGGACGGCCGGTAAGTTCCGCCGCTGTGTTACTGCGCGAGCGGCAATGCTCCGCCACAATGGGGCACGTTCAGCACATGGACATCGCCATACACAAGAAAACCCTTCAAACCGCGCTATTTTGCGCTACGTGTTACAGCCATGACGAACACTACCTGGGACCGCAGGGCAACAGCCAGAAACGGGGAATTGTGGTGAAGTACGAAGTTAGCGAGGGGAGATACGACATATCTACTATTTCGCTAAATTTTCTAAAAAAGGCATATAGTTGACAGATGTTTGAAACTATGAATGGTACAATTGCGGGGTACGGTAAATGACGACATTTTACAGGAGAAACAAAATGGTCGATTTTAATAAAGCGGTAGAAGATGCAAAACAGGAAGTGTTGAAAGTAAATGCAAACTTCGACAGTGAAATGGACCCACTCCTAGTTAAATGGGCGAAATCGGATTACTCCGGTGCTATCGCTTGCGGGTTCGGTTTGGCTCTGTTAGCCATTGGTTTCGCCCTCGGTAAGCTTTTCTAAAATCATGCAGCGCGACATGAACATAGCGGCGATAGGGGCCGTGCCGCCAGCGGCGGTCTACTACTGGCATAGATTCATAGAAGTGTTGCCGGAATTCATCCTGGTAGCAACCGCTATCCATGTCGTGCTGGGTGTAGCCCTTATGGTAAAGAAGCTAAGGGGCAAATGAGCCGCTTTAAGGGTTGGCCGGTAGCTTATCTGGGTATCGCTTCCCTTTCCGTCGGAAGCGGGATTAACAGCGGGATTGATTCCGGCCTGATAGTGGCCGGAATAAGTTTGATTATTGTCGGCATCGGGCAGGCGTGTTCGGCGTGAGCAAACCCCGCATCGCAATCGGCGGCATGGCCATGTCTGCACTGGCATTTGTCGCCATGACTCTGCAAGAGGGTTGGGCGCCGGTGGCTTCTCTGCCCACACCGAACGACGTTCCGACGTACGGGTTTGGTTCCACCGGGCCGGATGTCAAGTTGGGAGATACCATAACGCCGCCCAAGGCACTGGTACGCGCGCTATCCGACGTGCAGAAATTCGAGGGCGCACTGAAGCAATGCGTCAAGGTGCCATTGCACCAGTACGAATATGACGCTTATGTGAGCTTCGCCTACAACATCGGGTCAGGTGCTTTCTGCAGTTCCACTTTAGTAAAGGTATTGAACGAGGGACGGTACGCCGACGCATGTGCCCAGATATCTCGGTGGGACAAGCAGGCCGGAAAAGTATTAACCGGATTGGTGAACCGTCGTAAACATGAACGTGCTATTTGCGAGGGGCTTGCATGAACCATAGTATTTGCTGGCAACAGGGACTTGTAACAGCGGAAGATTTAAGCGGGCGGCGTCCTTACCTTTTACGGTTCCATGAAGGTAACCAGATCCCCGGTCCGGTTCGCGCAAGCTGCGTTATCGCCGAAGCGGGTAACGGTGAATTCGAAGCTGCGGTGGAAGCGTGGCACGGCGTGGTAAAGAAGTCCGATCCGCACAGCATAGAAGCATTCAGTAGAGCACATCGGTTCCCCGGTGCGTACTGGTGGCGGTGTAAAGAGGATAAAGACCCGTATCGGGTTTGGCTTTACCAGAGTTTCCTGTAACGATTTTTCAACAGGGCGAGAGCCCACAATAAAAAGGAGAAGTAAAAAATGGCAAATGGACAACGTGTGGTTTTGGATTTGACCATCTACAACGCGGACGGGTCAGTGTTCGACAAGGTTCACAAGGACTCCCCGAACGTTCCCCGCGAGGGCGTGCACCTGATTCAGCGCACCATGCTGAACGCGTTGAGCGCGCAACTGGATAACGCCGAAAAGCGTCTGGCAGAAAAAGCCGCAGCCTAAACCTGCGTAAAGGTTAAGGGGATAACCGTACGGCTGTCCCTACCTTCTACTCAGAATTCCCGGAGTTACCGCATGATGTATAGCTTACTTGTAGTGCTTATAATAGCGATCGGTTCCGCTCTTGCAGGCGGCGGCATAGGCTGGGCCGTGAAAGGTTGGAAGGACGGCGAGCACGTTGCCGTGGTGGAGTCGCGGGATGTGGTTCTAACTTCCGCGAACGAGAAGTGCTCTATCGATATCGGGGACGTACAGAAGGGCGTAAAGTCGGTAACAGAATATATGGCTGTGCGCATGAAGGCAGCGGAAGACGCAGCCGCCAAGGCAACAGCGAAAGCCGGTAAGCATTCCGGTAACGCGATTACGATCATGGCCGCGCCATTGCCGCCGGAAGACAAGCAGTGCGTAGCGATAAAAGAGGAGCAGGAAAAATATGTTCAAAGTCGCCATACTGGTTCTTAGCCTGGCCGGGTGTGCTGGTCCGGTAGTTCAAACGAAGGTAATTGAAAAGCCGGTTCCGGTACCGTGCGAGGTACAGCTACCTGAAGAATGTAAAGACGCCTACGCGGTAGACCGTGTATCGCCGCGCGATGATCCGATGACCATAAACCGCGCATTCCGGGCAGAGATAGAGGAAAGGACTGCTTGCGAGATCAAGTTACGAGCCGCGTTGACGGGGTGCAATAAAAGACTCAACTAAGGAACTTTTTATCATGTGTTAAACACCGAACATTGCACATGATAAAAATATGCGTATAATTACTCCGCGTACCGACATCCTGTCGGTTACGAATCCCACCTAAGAGGAGTAATTAAAATGTTCGTATCCGCTGCCCTCATGCAGAAAGACGCCGTAAGTACCAAAACCAAGACAAGCCCGGAGAAAGAAAACGGTATACTTATCGCTACCGATGTAGCGAAAGCGAAAAGGGGGAAGGGGATAGTACATTTTGTTCGCATCCGTATCGGTAGCGAACTGGCGAAGAAAGCCAAATTCGAACCCGGGATGAAGGTCGATTTGCTGATCGGTAAAGATGAAGACGAGGGTAAAGGTATGCTGGTTCGGGTACCGCCC